CAAGCCCAGGATGTGCCGGATCATGCGAAGGAGCTGGAAGAAGCCCAGGCAAGCGTGGATCGGGCACGGGCAGAAGTGGCGAGGCTTCGCAAACTCCTGGCAGCCAAGCCGGTCCTTCCCGTTCCTGGTCCGGCTGATTCCAATCCGGCCCATGCTGAGCCTGTGGCCACTGATGATCGAGATGAGACCATCGCCGCGCTTGACGGACTGGTATCAGCCCAGGACAAACAGATCGGAACCCTCAAAGCCGCACTGAGTGACAAGACACGGCAGTCCGAGGAATGGCGCCTGGCCTTCGAGGCTGAGCGGCGCCGGGCCGTGGGCCTTGAGATCGCCCTGGACGCTCAGAAGCATGTGGCCGCCACCCGTGAGTGGGTTGGCGGATTCAAGGGTTTGGTCGTGGGCATCGTCCTAGGCTATGCGGGGGGGAAGCGATGACACCGTCAGATTGGATCGGGATGGTTGCGATTGGTGTGACCGTCCACATCTCCCAGCGGGTTGCGAACTCCAAATTGTCAGATACGATCCAGAGCTTGTTCTCTCAGCGTCTGGACCACCTTGAATCAGACAATGTTCTTCGGGACGAATGGATCACCGAAGTTGAAAAACTGGCAAATGTAACCTCCGGGAAGGCCCAGGTGCTGGAATCCAAAATTGCCAATGTGGAGAGGACATGTGATCGTCGTCACGATCCCAGGCAAGAAGTCTCGCTCGGAAGGCTCACCGAAGGGAGGCTCTAATGGGCATCTTCAGTAGGCGAAAAAAGATATCTGCCTATGTTGAGGATGGTCATGCCGACCTCCTGAGTGAAGCAAAGGCTCGGTTCAAGGCCGCTGCTGATGCTGATGCTGATCAGCGTGAGCTTGAGCTGGATGACCTGCGATTCTGTGACCCAGACGGGCAGTGGCCCAGTGATATTCGGTCCCAGCGTGACGCTGAGGGCCGCCCGTGCCTGTCTGTGGACCGACTTGGGCCGTTCGTTCACCAGATTGTGAATGAGCAGAGACAGAACCGTCCCCAGCCGAGCGTGAATCCCGTTGGGGATGGGGCAGACAAAGAGACTGCCGAGATATTCCAGGGGATGATACGGCATATTGCCTACCAGTCCAACGGTGATACGGCTGTGGACACGGCGTTTGAGTCCCAGGTCCGGTGTGGCCGGGGCTACTTCCGGGTGCTGACTGACTATTCCAGTCCAGAGAGCTTCGACCAAGAGGTCAAGATCGCTCGGATCCCCAATCCGCACATGGTCTACATGGACCCATCATCCACTGAGCCAGACGGTGCCGATGCTGAGTGGGCTTTCGTGTCCTCATATATGTCCGGCAGTTCCTACCGGGCCGAATATCCGCAGTCCAAGATGGCCGGGCTGGATGACGGGGACTGGACGAGCATAGGGGACACGGCGCCTGAGTGGATTCAGAAGGATGGTTCGGGAGTCATGGTTACTGAATACTTCCGCCGTGTCCGCAAGCCTGTGAAGATTTACCGCCTTGAGGATGGCAGGACGGTCACCGAATTGCCTGAGGGCGTGGAGGCACTGGACAGTCGAAACAGTGTCCAGATTGAGGTGCAGTGGTTCAAGCTGAATGCTATTGAGATCCTGGATCAGACGGTTTGGCCCGGGAGATACATTCCAATCGTCCCAGTATATGGGACCGAGCTAAATGTGGATGGCAAGCGGACCTGGAGCGGGTTGATTCGCTCCGCCAAGGATGCTCAGAGGGCGTTCAACTACTGGAAGTCTGCTCAGGCTGAAACCATCGCTCTGGCTCCAAAGGCTCCATGGGTTGGTCCGAAGGGCTTCATGGGCAACATGCGGAACATCTGGCAGAGTGCCAACAAACGTCCCATCGCCGTCCTGGAATACGAGGCATTCGACAGCCAGCAGCGCCCCATGCCACCGCCTCAGCGGAACATGATCGAGCCCCCAATCCAAGCGATCACGGGGGCCATGATGGGGGCCATTGATGATCTGAAGGCCACCACAGGCATGTATGACGCGAACCTAGGCAACCAGGAGGCGACACAGTCTGGTGTGGCGATCCGGCAGCTTCAGCGGCAGGGCCAGGCGGGTTCATTCCACTATGCCGATAACCTGGCTCGGTCCATCCGGCACTTGGGCAGGATTCTGATTGATCTTGTGCCAAAAATTTACGACACGAAGCGGACGGTTCGGATCATCAAACCTGATGACACCACCGATCTAGCCGTAATCAATGGCCCTAGTGGGGTTAAAGACAAGGTAACGGGGCTTCAGAAGGTCTATGACTTGTCTGTTGGGACTTACGATGTGACGGTGAGCGTTGGCCCTGGCTACCAGACCAAGCGGCAAGAGAACCTGGCCTTGCTTGAGTCGCTGTTGCAGGGGCCGATGGGCCAACTCCTGACCGGGGCTGCCCCTGACCTGATCGCTTCCATGATGGACTTCCAGATTGCCCCGCAGCTCGTGGAACGGCTCAAGAAGACACTGCCTCCTGCGCTCCAGGACAAGCCCGAAGGCCCGCAGGGTGGCCCACAGATCCCCCCCGAACTGGCCCAGCAGATTCAGCAGAAGGAGCAGCAGAGCGGTCAGATGATTGAGCAGCTGACGCAGAAGGTCCATGAGGTATCAGACCAGTTGGATTCTCAGAATGCCAAACTCCAGGCTGATATAGCGAAAGCCCAGTTGGACGCTCAAACCAAACTTGAGATCGCTCGGATGAACAATGAGACTGAGTTGATCAAGGTCCAGGCCCAGATTGATGCCAAGGGTGCAAATGATGCTCTGCTGGCTCAATTGGCAGAACTGCAGACCGAGCATGGGGAACTTCAGCAGCTTGTTCTAGCGATGCACGATGGCCTGTCCCAGCCACATGAGGCCCAGGAACCACCGCAGGCTGAAGCCGCCGAACCCGTCCAGGAGGCGCCGCATGTCGAGGCAGGAGAGTCCAAGCCCGATCCCATACAGATGATGATGCAGGGTCACACGGCGGCGCTCCAAAGCATCGCTGAGGCGCTAAAGCGATCCGGTGGACCCAAGCGGCGCACCATCCAGACGGATGCCTATGGGAAGCCGGTCGGGATCATTGAGGAGGATGTCTGATGGGCGTGAAGATGAACCTCAGCCCAATCTTCGGGGATGGCGTCAATGTGGCGTTCCTAATGGGCAACAATGCCGACCTTGACCACCTCGGGACGCCAGCGATCTATCTGGATGGGGTTCTGAAGACCGTGACCGTGGATTACACGATCAGCGGCTACACCGTGACCTTCGGGGCAGCTCCAGCGGCTGGGGTGCTGGTTCAGGGTGATTACTCAACTTTGGACAGGAATTGACCATGGACGCAACCGCATACCCAGAGGGTGTTGAAATGATCGTTGAAGACCAGGCAAAAGAAGAAGGGGAGGAGGATTAAATGGCTGTTACTGCTTGCATCCCCACCCAGGCCAAGGCAGACTTCCTAGCAGGTGTTCATGTTTCCAGTGATGTCTACAAGTGCGCCCTATATACCCAGGCTGCTGCGACATTTGATGCCACATCCACCACCTATTCCACGACTGGGGAATTGGCTACGGCTAATGGCTATACCCAGGGCGGATTCACAATGGCGGGTTATACCTCCGCTACATCTGGGACGACGGGATATCTGGATTGGACGACTGATCCAAACTGGCCCGCTAGTTCAATCACGGCTGATGCTGCGGTTATCTACAACAGTAGTAAATCGAATAAGATCATCGCTATCTTGACCTTTACCTCTGCCACTTCTAGCAATGGAACCTGGACCTTGCAGTTACCCGCACCTGGAGCAACCGCAGTCATCCGTATAGCCTAAATGGTTGTTATCAGCTCTATTGATTGGGTTATGCCATGACCGATTTCGCCACCACTTCCGATGTCGTCTCCGCCCTCGCTGCCGCTGGCAATTCCGGCGCGGGTGGACGATTCAACTTCTACAAGACGAGCCTGACCGCCGTAGCCTCCAACTGGTATTCAGGTTGGCAGGAGGGCGGAGCGCCTGCGGCGGGTGCGACTCCCGGAGCGTGGGCGAACCCAACCAATGCCACGCTCGGGGCGTACAACCCCAATTACGTCAATCCCGGCACCGCTACCTGCCGCCTGCTGTGGGGCTCCATCGCTCAGGCCAACGCGGGGCAGGGAAAGTGGCTGATCGACCGCCTGGGTCACATGGGCGGTCTCAGCGGGACCGTGACCACAGCCCAGTCCACCGGCGCGGCGATGAGTTCGCCCGTTAGCGATGGCCGGTGCTCGTCGGACTACTCCGATGTGGAGTGGTATCTGGAGTGGTATACGGCCACGGGCTCCACTGGCGTCACTGCCACTTGCGCTGTGACATACAACGATGCGTCCACCGGGTCCACGGCTGTCACCATTGCGGCCTCACTGCCTGCCTACCGCATGCTTCCGATCCAGCCCCCCGCTGGCACCGTAGGCAAGTGGATCAAGACGGTAGATTCCGTGACCCTCAGCGCCAGCACGGGCACCGCTGGCAGTTTCGGCGTCACGGCGGTCAAGCGGCTGGCGCCGTTCCTGAGCCTCGCCGCGAACTATGCGGACACCAGGGACTTCGCAGCGCTCTCGATGCCCAAGGTAGGCGCGAATGCCTGCATAAACGCGATGTACTGGACGACCACGACCAGCACCGGCACCAGCGTCGGCTCCTTCGCTATCGGGGCCAAGTAGCCATGCTCTGGACCACCCGCGCCACGGCTCAGAACCTCCGGGACGAAGGCGTCCTGGGGGCCGTGACCGGGTCGGAGTTCTGGGAGGCAGCTTCAAGCAGTAGTGCCACCGCAATCCCTAATGGTGTGTCTGGGACAGGGGCCGTGGGGGCACCTGTGGCTTCTGGTGGTGCTGCTAATGTAACCGGATCTCCATCGGGAGTCTCTGGGACCGGACAAGTTGGGACTTCCTCGGCAAAAGGGGATGCGAACATAACCCCAGTAGGGGTTGCCGGTAGCGGGGCTATAGGAACCCCGGATGCAAAGGCAGACGCGAACAGAACTCCTACTGGTGTGTCTGGAACAGGATCGGTTGGCACCCCTACAGCTATTGGACAAGCGAATGTTAGTGGCCTTCCAGCCGGTGTGATGGGAACTGGCTCGGTGGGATCTCCTACCGGTTCCGGTGCTGCGAATCGCGATGTTTCGGGTGTTGAGGGCACAGGCTCAGTCGGGACTCCGGTCGCTTCTGGTGGTGCGTCTGCTGATGCCACAGTCTTCCCGGATGGTGTGGAGGCTGTTGGCCAGGTTGGGAGTGTCCAAGCATCCGTAGACGGCTCATTCGACAATCAGCCAGGCGGCTTCCGCATCTTCAACCTGCGGAAACGAAAGCGCAAGACTGAGGTGGTTCCAGAGGGCCGGTGGGATCTGGAGGTTGCGTGGCCTACTGTTGAGGCCGAGGAAGTTCCCGCCTCTGAAACAATCCCCATTGAACCTATAAACGCACCCGCGAGGGTGTTCAAGGCAAAGATTGACCACAGCCGATGGATCACGGTCCCGGCGGTTGCCTTGAGGGTGAAGGTTCCCAAGCCCAAACCCATTGAAGAAGACGATGACCACGCTTTGCGGCTCCTTCTGCTGCTGGCGTCTTGATCTGACCCGCTGGCGTCCCTGCTGGCAAGGAGAACACCATGACCGACGACCTTGAAATCGAAACGACACAGGCAGAGACGGCCCCTGAGGTTGTCCCCGAGGTGCCACCCGAACCCGAGGCCCCGTCGGAAGTTGTGACTGAACCTGAAACCGAAGAGACCGAGACGGACGATGCGGGTGAAGAAAAGCCCCATAAGAAGACCGGGTCTCAGAGATGGAAGGAGAAGGCCGCGAGGGAAGCCCAGGAGAAGGAATACTGGAAGTCTCAGGCTCTCCAGGCTTCAAAGACTGAGGTTCCCGCCCCGATCCAGGTCAGTCCCGATGGACCCAAGCCGGATGATTACGATACCCATGCTGAATGGGTGAAGGCATCCATCCGGTTTGAAGCCAAGGCCATGATTGAGGCAGAGAAACGCCAGCAGACATGGGAGCAGAAGGCTTCCAAGGCCCGAGAGAAGTTCGAGGACTTCGATGAGGCTCTGGAGACTGCCCCTGCACCGTCCCGCGCCGTGGCGGAAGTCTTGAACGAATCGCCCATCGGCGGGGAGGTTGCCTATCACCTGGCTACTCACCCTGACGAATACCAGAGAATCAACCGGATGGCCCCCGTAGCAGCCGCCCTTGAACTTGGGCGCATCGAAGCGCGGTTGGCACCTCCGGCACAGAAGAAAGCACCAGCTCCAGTCACCAAGGCACCGCGACCTCCCAGCCCGGTCACGGCGGTATCAACCCCACGACCTAGCGATGACGGGAGAATCGAGTCCTACTGAACCCAACTCCTTTGCCGGATAACTACCGGCCCCTCGGAGAAAACCCATGGCTACCAATGCCTTCAATAATGTAGCTTCCATCTCCAAAATGGCGATGGATTGCTTGGAAAACAACCTCACCTTCACCAAGTTCGTCAACCGGCAGTATGACGACCAGTTCCGCGCTGATGGCGCGAAAAATGGCGACTCCTGCAACATCCGCATTCCTGGCACATACAGCACCCGGTCGGGTTCCGTGGCCAACCCCCAGGGCTACAATGACAGCTACAAGCCCCTGACCCTCAGCCAGTATGGCGTAGACCTCGCGTTCACCACCAAGGAACTGCGGCTCAACATTGAGGACGGTGAGGCGTTCAAGCAGAATGTCTTGAATCCCATGATCGCCCCTCTGGCCAACCTGATTGACCAGCAGGGCACCGCCCTCTTGAGCCAGATTTACCAGGCCACCGGCACCCCTGGCACGGCCATGACCGATCTTCAGAGCTTCCTGGATGGAGGCGCGGTTCTCGATGAAGCCGCTGTGCCCCGTGACGGTGAGTGGTCTGCCATCATGGCGCCCCGCACTCAGTCCAGCATCGTAGGCGGTTTGAAGACCCTGTTCAACCCCAACGATGACATCGCCGAGCAGTATCGCAACGGCACGATGGGACGCCTGGCTGGTGGCTTCAAGTTCTCGATGGATCAGAACATCACTTCCGGTGCCGTTGGCACTCGCGTTGCTGGTACTTCGTCCTATGCTTCTGGTGCGACTGAAGGTGGCACCTCTATCGTGGCATCTGGTGGCTCTGGCAATGTGGCAGTAGGAGACATTTTCACTATCGCCGGGGTTTACAAGGTGAACCCTGTTTCTAAGCTGTCCACTGGCCAGCTCCAGCAGTTTGTTGTGACTGCCGCCTCGGCCTACAGCGCCGTGTCCTTCCAGCCCCCGATGTATACCGCCGCTTCCGGCCCCCTCCAGAACATCACTGCCCTTCCTTCCGGGACTCCTGCGATCACTTACATGGGTGCCGCCTCTGCGGTTGCCACGAACAATGTGGTATTCCACAAGGATGCCTTTGGCCTGGTGTGCGTGGATCTTCCCAAACCCGAGGGTGTGAACTGCACCCGCGTTCGCTCAAAGAAGCTGAATGTGCCCCTCCGCATGATCCAGTGGTATAACGGCACGCAGGACACTGAGCTTTATCGCTTGGATGTTCTGTTCGGCTGGTCTGTGCTGCGTCCCACCTTCGCGGCCCGCGTCCTCAGCTAGGACTAATACCCCGGCCCGGGGCGATCCCTGGGCCGGGTTCACTCTGCCACCAATCGAATAGGAGTCTCTCATGTCTTCCACCCCTTACCCGACCAGTGATGGCGTTGCCGTTGCAGGCATGCAAACCATCCCGGTCAATCTTCCCCTCGCTGCGGTTACGGCCAATGCTGATGTGCTGACTGACTATGTTGTGCCCTTCAGCTTCCAGGTTCTCGGCCTCCGAACTGCCATCACCACTGTTGCTGCCACCGCCGGGAAACAGGCTACTTTCGGCCTGTATGTTGGCCCTACGGCTTCGGCTGTGGCCGTTCCCGGCGCTTCCGTGGCTCTGACCACCGCGCTGGCAACACCCCTCGGCAAGATCATCCCGGCCCCTGCTACTGCTCAGGGCACGGCTGCTCCGATCTACCCCGCTGGGACCAAGATCCAGCTCAAGGCCACCGGTGTCACGGCTTTCGTTGAGGGCAATGTCAGCTTCTTCATTGATCTCCGCAACTGCGACGAAGCCTAGTCGAACCGCAATACGGGGGAGGGTCTAGGCTCTCCCCCGGCTCTATCTCTTGGAGGATGCGTGGCGACTGTTCGGGAAATCTGCCAAGATGCTCTGATTGAGATCGGAGCGAATGGCCCCGCCGATGCGATGACCGCTGAGGACGGGGCATACGCTTTGCGGGCGCTGAATCGGATGGTTCAGAAGTGGTCCACTGAGGAATTGAGCGTCTACACGGTCAACCGTGACCTGTATCCCCTGGTAGCCGGGACCGCATCCTATACCCTCGGCACGGGTGGGGTTTGGAACGCTCCACGCCCCGCACGAATCCAGATGGCCGCTGTGCTGGTGAACACGGCGCGGCCCATTGAAATACCTGTCCAGATCCTGACGGATGAGGAATGGCGCGATGTGTCGGTGAAGACCACGCCCAGCACCTTCCCGACGAAAATATGGATCACCGGGAATGTCCCATTGAATACGGTCTTCTGCTGGCCTGTCCCGCAGGATTCCACGGTTCAGATGGTGATCTACTCTTGGGGCAGGGTGAATGAGTTCACCAGCCTCAACGATACGGTGGTTCTGCCGCTGGGCTATGAGGAGGCCCTGGTCACGAACCTGGGCATGGCCCTGTCGAACTCCTACGGGGTCCAGGTTGGGCCTGCGCTCCAGCAGCGGGCATTCTCAGCCAAGGCCGCGCTGGAATCTCTCAATGTGGATCCGTTGTATGCGTCCTTCGATGGTTTTGGTGGCGGTCGCTCCGTGGCGATTGCGACAGGGGGTTTGCAGGTGGATCGGTAACCGGAGGCGTTATGCCACTCAAGAAGGGCAGTTCCAAGAAGAATATCTCAGCCAACATCAAGACTGAAGTGGCCGCTGGCAGGCCACAGAAGCAGGCTGTGGCCATCGCACTTAATGTGGCTCGGAAGAGCGGGAAAGGGCGGGGAAAATGAAGAAAGAGATCGGTATCCCCAAGAATGCCCCCAAGAATGCGAAGAAGGCGGACGAACTGATGGATAAGGCCAAGGGCATCAAAGAAGGTTCACCCGCTGATCTCAAGGCGGACAAGAAGATCATGAAGAAATACGCCAAGACGACTTACTGATGACAAGGATCAATGGGTTCATCGG